CTCGGCACGCGCGACGGCTTCCTCGGTGGGGACCTCGACGCAGAGCGCGAGGGCCTTCTGCCCTGCCTCATAGATGTCGCCCTCGGGGATGCCCAGCGCCATGAGCTCGTCGAAGACCTCGCCACCATAGGGGAGGGGCTGGTAGGCATACTTGGCCTTCAGGGCCTTACCCGCCCAGCACACGCCCAGGGCGGCGCACAGACCGCGCAGAGGAGAGGTCGACATCGCGACGGCGACCTCGCGCCGCACCATGGAGGACGGCGGGGCACGAAGCGAGACAGAGTGGGCACCGAGCTGGACGACGACGGACATGAAACCTCCAGATACTAGAACGCCCCCCAGCCATAGCCGAGGGGCGTCCTACTTGCACGTCGCGCAACTCGTCAGGTCGCGACCACGGTCCCGTAAACGGTAAAATTGATCGTGTAGGAGTTGGGGTCTCCCTCCGCCACGTCCACTGAATCGATGCGGACATCGCCCAGCGTAAGGATGTGGTCGGCGGCGTCGCCGAAGTTCGTGCCTTCGACCGTCCAAACCAGCGTCTTGTAGACCTTCGCGTCGCTTCCGACGATGGACGACACGCCAGTAGCGAACGTGCCCGACCACGTAGCCAGCGCCCAGAGGGTCTTTTCGGCGGAACGAATGTCGGTGAAGTGCGCGGTGAACGACCCGCTTGGGAAGAGGCGGTTGGTCTTGCGGAGCGTGCCGAGCTCGCCGCGGTCCAGGTACGTCGTGACCTCGGTATTCCCTTCGTTGGAGCCGGATAGGCTGAAGTCGCCCGCCTCGTACTGCACGGTGAGTGTGATCGGGGTGGGCGTCGTCGCGTCGGAGATGACCAGCGTGCCATCGCGGAAGTTCTTGACCACAGAGGAGAGAGCCACGGGAGCCTCCTAGGAGATGGGGAGAGCGTGAAGGACGAGGAAGGTCGCCGTACCGAGGAACCACTCCCCGCTATCGGTGACCTCCGATGTAACCGTCTGAAGCTGAACCTTAAGCTCGCCCGGCCACGTCGGGGTGTAGGCTTCGCATGCTGCGATGACCTCTTGTCCCGCGGCCTCGCCCTCGTCGCGAGAGAGCGTCTGATCCTTCATGCGGATCGAGTACGCCCAGCGCACGACGATGGACGTCTCCACCAGGAGGCCCTGCCCAGGGCGACCGCGGTAGCCGTTCCCGGTGCCGCCCATACGATTGTTCGTATCGCCGAGGCCCACGGCGTAGAGCTTGCCCGTGCCCATCAGCCCCTGCACGTCACGTCCGAAGACGTCCGCGGCGAAGCGGGAACGCGTCCAGCCCGAGAGCGCACCGACCTGCGCGTCGAAGGCAGCGCGAACCTCTGCGCGCGTCTTCACGAACGGATCCCGCGGTACCCAAGTGGATACTGTCCACCCGTGGAGTTGAGCCAGAGCGTCGGGCTACCCGAGTTGCGACGATCCACGTTCACGACGTTCTCGTCGGTGACGTCGTAGTGGAACGTCAGCTGCTGCCACGCGTTCTCGTACGCCTGACCGTAAGAGTCGGCGAGCTGCTGATAGCGCGAGGTATCGCCCGCCGACGTGGCGTAGTCGTTCCAGATGAGATGCAGCGACAGGCACACGTGCGCCTCGCGAAACGCCGCGGGAGACATCACGAGATAGGGGCGCTTGCCGCCGCCGATCAGGCGGTTCTCGAGCATGCAGAACGCCTCGTCTAGGTAGTCCTGATACGAGGTCACACCCGCCTCACGAAGCTGCCCGAGGTCGCGGTGACGACGAAGCAGATCGATGTCCGCGATGACAGGGTAGAGGCGGCGACGGACGAGAGCGCCGTCTCGCCGGAAGACGTGAGCGACGCCGTCGGGCATCGTCAGCGTCCACTCCACAAGCCACCCGTCCTCGAGGACGAGTGACCCGATGGACCCCGCAGTGACGGTGAAGGTCGCGACGCTAGCCGTGATGGTCACCACGGCGGCGTTCACGACCGCGGTCTGGTCGGCCTTGTAGACCGACACGGTTCCCGACACGGGCGCAACCAGCGCACCGTTCCGGTAGACCGGAGCGGTGATCTTGTTGTCGCGACCACGCTCGATGAACTCCGGAATGGAGAACCGCGGCGCGTATTCCGTGTCGGACGACGACATCAGGTGGCGCCCTTCATGGCGACCCAGCTGCCAGAGATGCGAGCGTAGATCGCCTGGTCGGCGGTCGTGCCGTCCGTGCGGAGGAAGATCGAGCCGTTGGGCTCAGTCGTCGCCGGGACGCCCGTGCCCGAGGTCACGGTCGGGGCCGCGGACGGGAGGTCGGCGGGGAGGGCCTTGACGATGTAGCCGACGGCTGCGACGCCGCTACGCATGTTCTGAGAGGTCTTGACGGCCATCGGAGACTCCGATGCTAGCTGGCGCTAGCGGCTCTGCTTGTTGTCGTGCTTCTGCGCCACTTCCTTCGCCTTCTTCTCGGCGAGCTCCGGGCGCATACCGTTCCGGACGAGGGTCTCGGCGAACCGGTCCTTGGCGTCCCTGATATCCTTTCGCTCGCTCATGCGCGCCCCTTGCGCGACTGCGCGGTCGGCACCTTAGCGGAGTCCATCTGCGCGAGGAGGGCCTTGTCGGCCTCCAGGCGGCGCGCGGCTTCGGGGTCGTTAGCGGCACGCTTGGAGTTCTCGGCGACGCGGAAGCGTTGACGCTCCTTGATCGCGTCGGTCGTGTAGGGGTCGGGGGCGCGGACCACACCCGACGAGACAAGCCCCCGGAGGAACTCCCGGTAGCCTGTCTCGTCGGGCGTGATGACCACCTGCCCCGCCACCATGCGCGGGGTTTCCCACCGCGACAGCCGCACCGGACCCCGCACCCCATCGTACTCGGTGACGTACCCGCCCTCGATTACGTCCCACGGAATGACGGTCCAGTGCTCCCGACGGAGCTTGGTCTCCGCCCCAGACGTGTCGCCGTCCTTGTCGACGGCGTTCACGCCAGGGGTGGCCCGCAGCTGGGCGAGCACGGGCAGCCACTCTCCGTCGATGCACTGCCAACGCGCGGGATGCCAGATGTACCACCACTGCGCGTTCGTCGGGAGGTTGAGCTTGGGAGCTCCTCCCGCCGTCTGCGTAGCGGGACGACCCGCGAAGGTCGGTCCGGCGGCGTTGGTTGTGTCGGTGAAGGTGACGGCCACGTGCTCTCCTAGCTAGATGATGACGCTCACGCGTCAGTGATGATCGAGACGCCCATCGCGTCCTGGAGCTTGCCGATGCCCAGGTAGTAGCTCGCGAGGATCGAGGTGGTACCACCGCCGACGATGCGGTCGAACTCGACCACGACCGGGGTACCAGCCGGGGTCACGACGCCGCCGGCGCCGACGATGGGGAACGGAGAGCCCTCGACGTAGCCGACGGCGCCGCGACCGAACATCGCGCCCGCACGGTCGGCCCCGGCGTTCGCCGTGGGGACGCGCGAGGACACAAAGATGTCGACGCCGTTGAACATGCCGGCGAAGCCCTGGCCCTTGATGTTCAGCATGTCCTGCGTCGCCATCACGAACTGCGTGGCGCCGTACTCCGCGCGGAGGCTCGACTGGAAGTCGGCGAGCTGACGCGGGTGGAGGATGGCGATGTAGGGACCCGGCACGCTGGCGAGCGTGAGGGCGAACTGCGCGGAGTAAAAGTCGTCCACGCTCATGTCGACGCCCGAGACGCCAGCCGTGGTCGTGAAGCCGTCCGTCACGTCGCAGAGCGCGTTCTGGAAGGCCATGACCGTCGAACCGACCATGCTCTCCGCGAGGCGCTGCGCGTTCAGGCCGATCGAGTCGGTGAGGCCCGCGAGGTCCGTGAAGTCGTAGCGGAGCGCGAAGCGCCCGATCGTGAGCGTGGCCGCGGTGGACGTGAGCGTGGTGTTCGCCACGACCGCGCCGTCGGCGGCGGAGCTCAACAGGTCCGAGCCGTCGAGGCCGACGATGGGCACCTGGAGGGCCGCGGAGCCGCGCCCGGCCATGTTGCCGAAGTTGATGAGGCTCGGGTGGTTGTGGAGGCTCGCGCGGTCCGCGAGCTTCAGCACGATCTCCTGAGCGAGGACGGCGGCAACGCGGGCGTTGCCAGAGAGAGTCGAGTATTCGGTGAGAGCCATAGTGGCGTACCTCTGAGATGATGGTTTCTCGTCATCCCGGCGTCGCTGTTACGGGGCTCGACCCGACGGGTACGCGTAGACTAGCGCATCGCCCGCCTACGCGCACGCGTCCAGCTGCTAGCGGTCCAGCCCGAGGATCGCCGCGCGTGCGGCCTTGTATTCGGCGGGGCTCATGCGCGAGATCGCCTCGGGCGAGTACTGCGACGGGGCTCCCTTCGGGGCGTTCGTCGCGCCCGCGTTCGCGGCGGGAGGTGGCGGCGCCGGGGGAGCGGAAGGCGCGGGAGGCGTTCCGCCCTCGGGCATGTACGCGCGCACGGCCTTCGGGAGCTTGTCGCCGGCGAGCCACTCACCGAGAGGTGGACGGCCCTCCGCGGGGAGGCGGTCGTACGCCATACGCACGAAGTCCATCCCCTCCTGGTCGGTGATGCCGCGGGAGAAGAGCTCGCGCTCCGTGTCCCACTGCGTGCGCGCCTGCGAAAACTTGGCTTCCCACTCGGCGGCGGTCGCCTTGTAGGTGTCGGCCTGCTTGACCATCTCCTGCGCGGAGTCGTAGCGGCTCTGAAGCTCTGCCATCTGCTCGCGCAGCATCTTCCGTTCTGCGCTCAGGCTACGGATGCGGTCCTCGGCACGCGAAGTGCCGACATCGTCGGGGGTCACGGTATCGTCGGGCATGGTCACTCCTTGCGGGTTGCTTGGTAGGCCCGCAGGATGCGCCTTGCCCATGCGCGTCCCGAGTCGCCGCCCCACAGTAGCCAGGCGATGCGACCCGCGGAGGGGTAGCCGAGACCGCCAGGACGCGCCGCGGGCGCCTCGAGGTCGATCTCATGTCGGTCGAAATACGCCACCATGCGCCGGATCGTCTCGACGGAGACGACCGAGCGGTTGGCGAGCTGGGTAGCGCGGCGTGCCCCGATGGGCGTGCCGCCACGGTTGAACTTGGCGCGCAGTTCTAGACCGCGCTTCGCCTCGCGTGCGACTGCGGGAGGCGCGCGGAACCCGGCGCGGGCTCCCTCCTCGAGGAAGCGCCGCAACACGTCAGGATGCGTAGCCGCGAGGTAGCGGCGTTGACGCTCGCTAACTATCGGCACTCGCCTCTCCTGCGTCCATCTCAGAAGTCGGCGCCATCTCTTCCTGCGAGGTCGGGGCGTCGCCGTCCTCCTCCACGTCGGCCTCTTCGGCGGCTTCGTGCTCGAGCTCGCGCGCCTTGTTCATCGCGTCGATCTCGGCAAGCATCGCCGCGGCGTCCTGCTCCGTCAGCGAGTCGTCAAACAGGCGCAGAGCTTCGACGCGGGTCATCAAACCTGCGTCCAAGAGCTCCAGCGCGTGCTTCCTGCGTGCGTCGAGCTCTGAGCCGGACAACGGAATGGAGCGGTACTGCACCGAGTACCCGCCTTCCGGGTACTTCGTGTTTGTGACCCGGTTGAGTAAGATCGCCGCGGTCATCACGAGCTGCTCGTCGGAGGCCCGGAACGACTGCGCGTAGGACCTCTGCGCGTCACGCTTGGACTCATTCGACAGAGCGATGGCGTACCCGCTACGCGCCGTTCCGCCCATGCGCTGGATGTCGGCTGGAGACACGCCCGCGTCCTGCGCGAGGCGGTTGGCGCACGCGGCGATAGTCTGCTCGAGTGCGGTCACGTCCGCGCCCGCCTGCCACTGGCCGATGACGGGTTGCTGCTCATCGACCGCGCGCAGCATGAGCACCGTAGCGGGGTCGCTCACGACCTCGCGCCGTGCCGAGGCGACGTCGCCCTGGATGGTCCCGCCCTGCGGCTCGGCACCGACGATGTACCGCTGCGGCCAGCTTGAGTCCTTGATGGCGTGGAAGAGCATGGAGTAGGTGACCGCGATGTTCAGCGACCCCTCGACGACCTCGACGCCTTCCCACGCGTCCCAGAGACGGTCGCCGATGCGCTCCGCATGGTACAGAACATAGGGCAGAATCGGGCGTCCGTCGTTTCGACGATACGGGTAGGCAGCGCCCGAGTAGTTGCCACCCAGATAGACGGCGCTCAGGTCCTCTCCGACCTTGCCGCCGTCGATGTAGGCGCGGACCTCATAGATCGGGTTCTCCGGGTTGGAGATGTCGAGCACGTCCCACGTCCATCGGGGCTCGCCCTTCTCGTCCAGGCGCTCGCGCAGCTCATGCACCGAGACCGGGTAGTCGGGACGGTCGGCGAACGACCGCGCGATGGTCATGTCGGGCGCAACAGGACGGAACGTCAGGCGACCATCGGCGCTGACGTGCACCCGCTGCCAATACTCACGACATCCGACGACCAGCTGCTGAAAGCGGTTCATCGTCGCCCAGAGACCCGAGCGAGAGATCGTCTCCGACAGGAACACGGCGTTGTTGACCGTCGGATGCGTCACGTCCGGAGGCATGACGTACAGGGCGCTAAGCGAGCGCGCGATCTGCCGAAAGATGTTGGACGACATGTCCGGGTAGCCCCACGCCGCCTTACGTACCGTGCCGAGGTGGATCTGCAGGCGGTTGTGGAGGTCCTCCTCCCACGTCCCCTCGAGGAGGCGGCGACGGAGGCGGGTGTGCTCGATGCGACGGACCTCGTAGGCGTCCGCGGAGATGACGGGAACGTTCATCCGATCCTCACTGCGTGGGGGACGTATAGCCGTCGCGTGACGAGCTCAATGGCTCCATAACGCAGGCTATCGATCCCGTGCTTATGCTCGTCGTCCGAGCCGTACCACATCTTCAGGTCCTCGATCAGCTGCTTGCACCTGGGATGCACGATGAGATCGTGGCGCAACATCGCCGAGTTCAGGATGCGGACGCCCTCGTAGATCGAGCCCGCGGGTTTCCACGCCGTGTGCACCCGGAAGCCGAGCGCGCCGATGGGGAGTCGGAGCTCGCGCTCGAAACCCTGCATGAGCAAGGCGTTGCTCTTCTTCCCGCCCCATCGCCTGCCGCCGTGCTTGCGGTCGCCTGTCCACCTGTCGACGGACTCGACGCGCATGTTGTTCCGTCGAAGCATGGCGAGGATGTCTCGCGCGTCCTGCTCGGGCGTGGTCGCGCCGTTACTTATGCTCTGGTCCAAGATCCAGAAGCGCGGGTTGCCCTCGACGCCGCCGGCGCGAGACACGACGCAGAGGGTCGCTACCTGGCTCCCGCCCTCCGACCCGTGGTCGATACCGATGCCGACCTGACACTCCCCCTCGGGCAGGATGTCCGAGACGTGCGCGATGGGGTCGAACCCGGAGAAGATGCGGCCCTCGCTGAACCCCGCGTCCCAGTCCCCGTGGATGCGCTGGCGCCGTTCCATAGGGAGGATCTGCGCCTCGAGGCGGTCGATGTCCTCCTGCGCCAGAAGGGGACGCCCGCCGATGGGCGTCGTGTTCTCCACCGTCAGCGGGAAGTGGAGATCCTGCACGACCTTCTTCTCAACCAGCTCGCGAAGCCAGCCGAGGGGCGCTCCGATGGGCGTGAGCGTGACGGCGATGCGCCCGCGGTTACGCATGACGCGCGGCACGAGCTCGGACCACACGGCTTGCGGTGGGGGTTCGTCAACCAGCACGTAGTCGATAGTCGAGCCGGCAAGCGCGAGAGCGCCCTGGTTGACCGTGCGGATGCGCAGGACGCTCCCGTTCAGGAACCGGACGATGGGCACCTTGCCGCGGAAGCCCTTACCCGGCGTAAACTCCGTCTCCAGGTCAATGGCGTCCTTGGGCAACAGGTTCCAGAGCTTCTGCTGAATGCTTAGGCTCTGTTCCCACGACACGACGACGACCCACGCCTCAATCGGAGCGGCGCGGACGAGCGTGTAGGGATGGCTCCCGAGGCACCTGTAAATGGTGTCGACCAGGCCCATCGTCGTCTTCCCGAGCTGGTTGCCCGAGCGCGCCAGCTTGATCGGCGCGGTGCTACTCAGGAAGGCCAGCTGCGGGGGCGTCGGGTTGAAATAAGCGAGGGGGTCCGCGACTGCCCTGCGCTGCAAGGTGTCCGCCGCACGCGCGAGGGCCGATAGGCTCATGCGTCGTCAGTCCCGGTCTTGACCAGGCGGAGGGGCGACCCGCCGCGCCGGATAGCGACGGCTTCCTCGATGCGCTCTAGGTGTTGCGGCGGCAACTGCGCGACGGCCTGCACGATGATGCCGAGCAGCTGCTCGTCGCTCATGCTCTCGTCAGGGCGGTTCGCCTTCTCGATGGCCGCGTCGAGGTCTGCGCGCGTCTGGAGCGCCCTAAGCTTCAGCGCCGACACTGCTTGCCAGCTTCCCGACTCGGCGGCGAGCTCGGCGCACTCCTCGAGCTGCGTCACGCTGGCTCGCAAGTAGTCGACAAGAGGCAAGGTTGCCGCCTGTTGAGGGTCCAGCGCTGGCTTCTTCCGGTAAGGCCGTGGGCGGCTTTTCGACACGTTTTCACCGTTTTCCGGTCAAATCTTGAGGGTAGCGCAAAAAAGTCGAGGTGCGAGAG